AGAAGGAGGCGGCAAAGGGAGCGACCTTGTTGCCGCAGAACGTCGTGGGGTTCCCTGTGGACGTGGCGGCGATGCTGATGCGGCCGCTGGGGTACAACGTCGAGAGGCCTGTAGGCGGCAGTGACTGGCTGAAGGAAAAGTCGCGTCAAGCGGGGTTGGCGTTCCCGGAGCCGACGGACCCCACACTCAGGGCGTTTTACACGGCCGGCGACATTGCCAGCAATCTTGTGAACCCGGCGGGTGCGACGCGGACCGCGGTCAAGGGTGCGGAGAAGACCGGGCAGGCGGCCAAGGCGCTGGCGGAGATAGCAACGCGGCCCGTGGAGCGCGACCCGATGCTCAGTGGCCGCATGGGCTCGCAGCGCGGAGCGGTCAAGGTAAAGGGCGGGAACTGGATACCGGGCAACATTAAGTATTCAACGGCGGAGCTCAGGCCTTTGGGGGATTCTGAGGACGCAGAGCTCCTTGCAAGGGCTACTCCTCAAGAGAAGGCGATCACGGACTGGATTGACAAAAAGCTCAATCGGTACATCCGTGACGAGATGGGCACGCCGGAGGATCCTGTGCGAGAGCTTGCAGAGCGCGGCATCTTGCACGTGGATCCTGCGGTCATACAAGCGTCTTTGCTTGCGCCTGAGTTGGCAGAAACCAGGGCACTTGAGCATGGGCACAAGCTGTATGGAAAGTCTGACGCCGCGAAGATGTGGGAAGCGATGGCGGACCAGGTTCTTTCTGTGCCAACCGCAAGTGAGCTTCGCAATCCTTCTGCGTCAGGCTGGTTAAACAGGCAACAAAAAACAAACATTGAGTTGGCGTTTGAGAAGGACCCGTATCTAAGCAAGCTGCCCGATGAAGCGCGTGTAGCGTATGTCAACGATCCGGTGGACTTCAACACCAACTTGGGGTTTGACCATTTGATCGATGTGTTGAACCAGGAAATGGCGGCGGGGCGCCTGACCCCTGAGCAGCTTGGCAGGATGAGCATGAAAGATGCGGTGCAGCGCGCGCATCAGCACAATTTAGAAGCGGCCAAGCGGATGGCGGACACAAACGCAACGCTTCGTGCTGACCTGCCAGTGTTCAAGGACTATGGGGACAAGGGGTTCCGTTGGGTAGAGCTGAACAAGCCGGGGGCGTTTGCGTCGGAGTCTGACGCCATGGGCCATTCCGTTCGCGGATATGAGCCGCCCAAAGGGCACCCGGACTGGGTGGAGGCATCCAAGGATTCAGGATACTCTAACTACGGTTTAGGCGGCTGGGAGGCAATCAAGTCGGGCAAGGTGAAAATCTACTCGCTGGAGGATGCCAAGGGAAATCCGCACGCCACGATTGAGGTAGGAAACGTAGGCCACCCGATTGGGTACAACTATGTTAATCAAAACTTTTTGCTGGTAAACGGCAGACAAGGGCAAAAATACGTCCCGTTTCCTGCAAAGTTTGAGTACCGCACACCTATTGAGGGGATGGGCGATTGGGGTGACGCAGGGGTAAAGCGGCCGTTGACTGCTGAGGAACAAGCAAAAATTTATGCACGTGCGCGGGCGGTGTATGCAGACGCCGCATCAGCGCACTTGACCAGGCCGGTAACTAATTTCTTGGACCAAGGCTTGCCTCCCGTCATGGATGCTTTCCAACAGGCAGCGGACGAGGTGCTGGGCCCTGCCGGTTTTTACATCAGGCAAATCAAAGGCAAGCAAAACGTGCCTCCGGACAAGAAGTACCTGCCATATGTTCAGGACTTCGTTAAGAGTCAGCCATGGGCAGAGGTCCGGGACTTTAACAACACGGGCCTGGTAAAGGTTGACCCTAGCAGCGATCTTGCAAAGGCGCTTTCTGCCCAAAACAAGCCGGTGCCTAAGTTTGTCACGCAAGAGGAACTGTCAGGTTTGTTGAAAGAAGCTAACCTGCCAGAGGGGATGTTTAACGAAGGCCGGATGAACTACAACAAAGGCGGGGAAGTTTCTGCCCCTAGCGCCAAGGACGACCTTAATGAGTTTTTGGAAAAGCTGGTAGCAAACAGGGTAAGAGGCGCGGCGGAAAGCCCGCAGTATGGCGAGCTGGTGGAGTTTTTAGCAGACCGCCGTAGCATGCCGCCCATTAAGTACAAGCCCGGTATTCGAGGCGAGTTTGAAAGCAACACTGTTTTTGGAAGCACGTTACCGCGTACGGGAGTCATTAATGTGGGGATGCAATCGGACCCCAACACAATTGTCCATGAGCTCACCCATGCGGCGGACAAGCAGATTACGCAGCAGTACTACGAGACACGGCGCAAGAAAAACCCCAGCGACATAGAAAAACAGTTTGTGCGGGCGTTTGAGAAGCTGGTGTTTACGCCGGACAAGCCCCATAGTGACCCCGCCAGGAATCGACGGACCGCAATGGCCTTTAAGTTGGACCCGGCATGGGCGGTGGAACAGCGGGAATATCGCAGTAACCCGGACGAGTTAGTCGCGTTTGGCATGGGCAGCACACTCAGGTCTAATACCCACATCAACCCCGCCCCGTTGCACGTAGATCCCACGATGGCCACGGAATTTTCTACGCTGCTTGACCTTGCCAAGCGGTTGCAAAAGTCTAAGCCCATCAAGGACAAGAGGTAAGGATAGAACATGCCTATTGAAAAGAACGTCAGGATTGACGACCTGCCTGCGGGCGATGTGGCCATCGAGGTAGAAGAGAACCTGCCTGACATCAGCGTCGAGTTTGACGCCAAGACGGGCGAGGTGGTGGTCGGCATCGGGCCGGAGGAGGACGACAAGGTTCCCTTCGACAGCAACCTTGCTGAGGTCGTCGATCCGTCAGTCTTGCAGAGCATGTCCGCGGAGCTGATGGCGCTGTTTGAGGCAGACAAGTCTTCGCGCAAGCAGTGGGAAGACCAGTACGGCAAGGGCCTGAAGCTGCTGGGCTTCTCGTTTGAGGAACGCACCAAGCCGTTCAAGGGCGCGTGCCCCGTTCAGCATCCCTTGCTGACCGAGAGCGTGGTGCAGTTCCAGGCGCAGGCGTTGAAGGAGCTCATGCCCGCGGGCGGCCCTGTGCGCACGCAGGTCCTGGGCAAGGAGACGCGTGAGAAGTTGATGCAGGCCGAGCGCGTGCGTGACTTCATGAACTACCAAATCACCACGGTGATGGAGGAGTACACGCCGGACTTCGACCAGCTGCTGTTCTACGTGGGCTATGGCGGCTCGGCTTTCCGCAAGGTGTACTACTGCGAGGACAAGGGCCGCATGACGAGCGCCTTGATCCTGCCGGAAGATCTGTACATCCCGTACAACGGTTCAAGCGTCATGAGCGAATGCGCGCGGATCACGCACCGCGTGACGATGCCCGTGAATGCCTACCGGCGCGCCGTGGTCCGCGGTCAGTACTTGGATACCGCCCAGGCGCAGGCCGTGGCTGAGACAAGCCAGAACGTGATCCAGAAGGAGCAGGACCGCGTGGTGGGCATCGTGCCCACGGGCGGGGATGACGAAGAGATCGTGCTGTTGGAGTTCCAGGTTGACTACGACCTGCCGGGCTTTGAGCACAAGGAAGACGGCGAGGCCACGGGCATCAAGTTGCCGTACATCGTGACGATTGACGAGGTCACGAACCACGTGGTGGGGATTCGTCGCAACTGGAAGCAGGGTGACGAGCTTTATCGTCGCAAGCAGTACTACGTGCATTACCTGCTGGTCCAGGGCCCCGGTGCGTATGGCTTGGGCTTCCTGCATTTGGTCGGTGGCTTGAGCAAGACCTCGTCGGCTGCGCTGCAGCAGTTGATCGACGCGGGCACGCTGGCGAACCTGCCAGCTGGCTTCAAGGCCAAGGGCGCGCGGATCATGAACGACGACATGCCGCTGCAGCCTGGGGAGTTCCGGGACATTGACACGGGCGGGGCGGAGATCAATGCGTCGTTGCTGCCGCTGCCGTACAAGGAGCCGAGCCAGACGCTGTTCGCGCTGCTGGGCTTCTGTGTGGATGCCGGCCGGCGCCTGTCGAGCATCACGGACATGCAGGTGGGCGACAGCAATCAGAACGCTGCTGTGGGCACGACGATTGCGTTGCTGGAGAAGGGCTCGGCCGTCATGTCGGCCATCCACAAGCGCCTGCACTATGCGCAGAAGCTGGAGTTCCAGCTCTTGGCGCAGGGCTTTGCGGAGTACTTGCCGCCGCAGTACCCGTACGACGTGCCTGGCGAGAGCCGCTTCATCAAGGCGCGGGACTTCGACGACCGGATTGATGTGCTGCCGGTGTCAGACCCCAACATTTTCTCGGTGGCGCAGCGCATCACCATGGCGCAGACGCAGCTGCAGCTCGCGCAGAGCGCGCCGCAGATGCACAACATGTACGAGGCGTACCGCCGGATGTACGAGGCCATCGGCGTGCGGGATATCGACCAGATTCTGAACACGCAGAATGTGGACAGGCCCAAGGATCCGGCCAGTGAGAACTCACAGGCGCTGGACGGATCGCCGCTCAAGGCCTTTGCTGGCCAGCAGCACGATGCGCACATCATGACGCACCTGCTGTTTGGCATGTCGCCGATTGTGGCGTCGGTGCCACAGGTGGCGATGACGCTGCAAAAGCACGTGTTTG